TTAAAGTGTAGGTGATTATATTTTGTAATGGAGTTAAATACAATTGAACTTGTAAATTGCCTTGATGGTATGAAACGCCTCCCAGAAAATTCAATTGATATGGTGTGTACAGATCCACCGTATTTTTTAGATGGTCTTGGAAATGATTGGAACAAGAACAAAATTGATAAAAAGGGGGCTTCGTCGGTAGTTGGAAATTTACCCAAAGGTATGAAATTTGATAGAAAACAATCAAAGAAATTCCATGATTTCTATCTGGAAGTTTCAAAAGAAATATTTAGAGTGTTAAAACCTGGGGGTGCATTTATATCTTTTAGTAGTCCAAGACTTTATCATTCCATGACCATGGCGATAGAGGAAAATGGATTTGAAATTAGAGATATGATGGCTTGGGTATATACACAATCTCAAGTCAAGGCGTTTTCACAGGATCATATAATTGAAAAGGACAAAACAAAGACCTGTGAAGAGAAAGATAAACTCAAGGAAATGTGTAAAGATTGGAGAACTCCACAGTTAAAACCGGCGATCGAACCAATGTGTCTGGCTGTTAAACCCATTGAGGGTCGGTATATAGATAACTTTGAGAAATACGGAACCGGTCTTCTGAATACATCCGATGAAACAAAAGTTGATGGTAAATTTCCTTCAAATGTCATGACAGTAGAAGAAGGGGTTTTAGATAGGGTTTTCTTGGTGAAAAAGCCAACAAAAACCGAAAAGGGTAATTTTAATACACATCTGTCTGTAAAGCCTGTAGAACTTGTTGAACACCTCATTCAATTATTTACAAAAAGAGGTGCGACCATTCTTGATCCTTTCATGGGAAGTGGTACAACTGCAATCGCAGCTGTGAAGTGTGATAGAAAATATATCGGTTTTGACATCAACCAAGAATATGTTGATATTTCAAATAAAAGACTCCTAAGTCTGTTAAAAGAATAGTTAATTTAATCAATATGGAAGAGATCCGCCGAAACCACAATAATGCCAAGAGGGAACTCATACAATGTGTGACGAGGGAGGGGCATCAGATCCTTGATGTGGGATGTGGCTTTGGCGGTGATCTTCAGAAATGGCATAAGTGTGGAGCAAATATGAGTATGTGTGATCCAGAGCCGTCAGCCCTTCTAGAGGCCAGAAGTCGCGCTAAGAATATGCATATGAGGGTAAACTTCTATGAGGGTGACATCCACAATTGTCCAAATAGAAAGTTTGATATTGTGTGTTATAACTTTTCACTTCACTACATTTTTGAAAGTCACGGAAAGTTTTTTAGTTCTCTGAGGGAGATTAAGAAGAGAATGAAACCTGGTGGAAGACTCATAGGTATTATACCAGATTCAGAGAAGATCATATTTAGGACACCTCTTAAGGATCATATGGGTAACTTTTTCCTTACAAGGAATCATGGGAATGGTGGCTACGGTGAAAAATTGTTTGTAAACCTGGTGGATACCCCCTTCTATGCCGATGGACCCAAGTCAGAGCCAATAGCCTACCGTGATCTTCTCGTGACACATTTAGAAGAAATGGGTTTTAAATTAGAATTGTGGGAGGGTCTCACAGGAAATCCAATTTCAGAACTGTATAGCAAATTTATCTTTGTATATAAGAGATGATCCCATTCATTGTATTGATCCTCATAAACATTTGGATACTCTCCCAAACTCGGGAACCCCAGGAACTCGTGGAAGTCAAGGAGAAATATAGAGTCCTTCGTGAGCACATTTCCTCCACAGGTCACCCAAAGTATCAGATGCTCGCGCGTTGTGTACCACTCACCGGGTTCCACTCCATGAGTGAATCTGTTGGTTACAATACAAACAAGGGACAAGAAATTGCCTTGTGCCTTGACGGTAACCCAAATGAAATCTTCCATGTCCTCATCCACGAATTAGCCCATTGTACAGTTGATGAGTACTCACACTCCGAGCAGTTTTGGAATAATTACCTTGAACTTCGTGATATGTGCGTGGAGTTGGGTATCTATGAAAAGATACCCGAGAGAACCAAGTTTTGCGGACAACACATTCAGGATAAATAATCTTCTTCCTTCATATTAAATGAAGACTCCCCTCAGCGTCTTGCTGACAGTCATTGCGTATTATATAACGATATATGGAATTACTGTCATACCTCATATGACTAATAACTATTTCTTGAACTTGACAGTGATGACCCTCGTGGTTCCAAATATTTTGAGATACATCATTGGCAATGTACCAAGGCTCGCAGTTGACAGACTTTTTATGATTTCAACAACGATGATTGCGTTCTTGATTACATATGTTATGAATATCATGATGAGTGATACAAAGGATGCGGTGAAGGAATATGGAAGTGACAGAAGCAAGACACTTAAGTTGAGTGCCTTGCTCGTGACAGCGTTTGCCGGAGGAGCTTTGATTACCTATTATTCAGGTATTGATAACTCAATCTATTCTAATATGGGTTGGGAGTCAAATCAGGGCTTGACAATTTGATCCTTCACAAAGTAGAAGACCACAGCAGCAACCAAACCGGTTGAAGCCAAGCCCATCATGCTTCGGGACCCTTGTTCGTTGAGGAACTTGGGGATTGAAGTGACAAGCTTGTCTTGAACTGGCTTAGACACAGCAAGAGCGGCAGCAGCACCCGCAACGAGAGCGATCAATTGATCGTCGGTGAGGTTGAATGGGTTCTTGCTTTCTGGCTTCGCTTCCTGTTGTGGCATAGCGTAAGCACCCTGGGGTTGTGGAGCAGTCATTTGTGGCATCATACCTTGCATTCTGGGCTCCTCTGTCATCATTGGTGGTTCCATCATAATGTCATTAATTGGGGTGGAGTCCATCGTCTGTTTATTTTGACTGACATTTTTTTCGGGTTCCGAAAACGCTGGTTGTTCATTATTGACAAATGTTGTAGATCTATTGTCACTAATTGGTACCATTCCATCACCATTATCCGCCAGGTTGAGGGTATTAATATCCGTGGACATTTAGTATAGTCTTATGTTTTTGAGTTAGAGATTTCACACAATTTAAGATTAAGAATGAATGATTTTGTTCAACAACCAATGATAACATACATTGGCAACAAGAGGAAACTTGTCAATAAGATTGAAGAAGTTGTCAAGAGACTTCAACCTCAAACATGCGCCGATGCCTTTTCTGGATCCGGTGTTGTCTCAAGAATGTTATTGAACCACTCTGAGAAATTGTATGTGAATGATCTTGAACTTTATTGTGAAATCCTTTCAAGGTGTTTTTTGGTGACCCCCTCCTGGGCTAATGCCGATGATATTGTTCGGCACCTTGAGGAGATGAATAGATGTCCAGATAAAGTTGGGTTTTTCACAGAGATGTATGCGTCCCAAGAGAGACAGTTTTATACTCCTGAAAATGGAAGAAGAATTGATGGTATGTTGGATTACATTGAGAGATGTGTCCCTGATCAACTTAAACCATACTGCCTTGGACCACTCCTCGTGAAGGCGAGTATTCACACAAATACTTCGGGGGTCTTCAAGGGCTTCCATAGAGGTGGTTGGGGTGGTAAAGGTGGTCATGCGCTGGACAGAATCACAAAGAGAATTGAAGTTGAGTGTCCAGTGTGGTTGGAGCCGACAAGGGATGTTGAGGTACGGCGCCAAGATGCTTGTGATTTTCTGAGGGAACTCCCCAAAGTAGACCTCATCTACCTGGATCCACCCTATAATCAACACCCATATGGATCAAATTACTTCATGCTTAACCTCATATGTACCAATGAGAGACCTCATACAGTTTCAAAAGTATCAGGTATCCCTGGGGATTGGAACAAAAGTCAGTACAATAGTAGAGGTAAAATTAGAGAAGCTATGGAACTTACCTTGAAGTTAGCTACCGAGAAAGCGAAACATACCTTGGTGTCCTACAATAATGAGGGTTTCATCAAACCTGAAGAGTGGGAAGAGATCTTGAGACCCTATAGATACGAAAAAATTGAAATTGACTACTCATCCTACAAGGGGGGTCGTAACCTAAAGAATAGACCAAAGAAGGTTACCGAGTTCCTCTTTATCATTTCGCTTTTGTAATCTTAAGGTGTGTCTTCTTGGTGGCTTTCTTGGCATCCTCCTCACTTTGATCCAAGTATTTGGGATTGTACATCTTTTTATGGAGTTTCCAGAGGTTGGGACTTCCAACCCTAAACCCCTTTCTAACTGTGGCTTTGTACCAGAATACACAGTCAGTGATCTTATTAGATTTTACAGTATTGTCTAATACGAGGCACTCGTAGTTTTCTGTACACGCATCCATCACTTTTGAAAACATGTCAAATGAGGGGAAGATCCCAAAAAATGATTTGTACAATTTCTCTCTATTCTGAATGATATTTTCCCTAAGTATAAATACATAATCTACATTTGCCCTAAGTGCTGGTGGCAGATCCATGACATACTGCATTGTCAACATGAAGAAGATATTATAGTGCCTACCATTCATGAAACACTGGCGAATACAAGTATCCTTCAGGAACTTACTATCATACATACAATCATCAAGGAGCATGAAAGCACCATTATATGGATTCTTCCCATTTGTGCCAATTATCTTTCTCTGCCTGGATATAACCCGCTCTATTGCATCTCTGTCGTATTCACCGTAGACAAAGAGGTCTGGAATAAACTCACCGTAAAAGTGATTCCCCTCCTCCGTACCCGATAGTACAATCCCTGCTGGTATATGTTTCTTGTGATACATAATATCCTTTACTAAGGTTGACTTCCCTGTGTTACGCTTTCCGATAAACACACAGACTCTGTCATCCGACATAGTCTCGGGTTTGAATTTCCTCAATTGAAGATTCATTCTACCATAGTGTCTCGTTTTATTTAGCAAAATTTTACTCACATAATGTAGGAATGTCAGGTCGTTTGAGACTTGCCGCCACTGGAGTCCAAGACCAATGGCTCACAGGAGATCCACAGTTTTCATATTTCCTGATGAACTTTAGAAGACACACAAAGTTTGCTATAAATTATATTGAAAGTCAGTTTGATGGAGATTCCACATTTGGTAAAACCGTTACTTGCCGTGTTCCAAATGATAGAGGAGACTTGATTAAAAACTTGAATTTGAAAATAACCCTTGACGACCCCTCTTCTGGGTATGAATGGTGTCCATCTGTTCTGTCACATTTAGTGGAGAGTGCCGAACTTCTTATTGGTGGACAAACCATTGAGAAAATTACAGGTGAGTACATATACATTCACCAACAACTCCATAATACAGATGATGATATAGATCAGACTGTGTACTTTCTGAATAGCCATGGTGAAACACTCGCACACACAGGTGATTATACATACTTTATGGACCTCCCATTTTACTTTTATCGTAATCCAAGTCTGGCTATTCCAACATGTGCCCTCACTAAACAGATTGTCGAGGTTCGGATAAAACTGAGACCCCTCGCAGAACTTGTAAGTGGTGCTAATCCAGAAAATGCTACAGCAAATCTCAAAAAGATTTCACTTGATACAGAGTTTGTGTTTCTCACCGATAACGAGAGAAACTACATGATGTCCAGACCACTTGACTATGTCATCACTCAGGTACAAATGTCAAAGTTTGTGATGAAAGCTGGTGAAAACACAAAGTCGGTGATGCTCAACTTTTCACATCCAGTGAGGGAACTCTTCTTTGTGTCACAGTCTGAAGCAGCTGTTACCGCAAATCATCCAAATAGATATAACACTTTGTCAAATGTAAAACTTCAATTTAATAATGAAGTTGTTTTTGATAGAGGTAGAAAGTTTCTTGTATATGAACAATCCCTCAAACATCACATCAGTCCACCAGAATATGTAGCCGGCACAAATTATAAACAATCAGAGTTTGGAATGTATAGTTTTGCCCTAAAACCAGAAGTGTATTACCCAACTGGACAAGTTAATATGAGCCGTATATTTCATAAACTCCTCACAATTCAGATAGACCCAATCAATGATAGTGACAATAATAATACCAGAGTGTACGCCGTAAATTACAACATACTTCGTGTTGATAGTGGATTAGCTGGTTTAAAATTTTAGAATGCTATAATAGTAATGGCTGGTGTTGTTCAGCTCTTGGCATCTGGTGCTCAAGACAGGTTTTTTACCATAGACCCAGACTATACATACTTTTTGCAAAGTTTCAAGAAACATTCAAACTTTGCAAGAGAATATGTAGACATAGACGCAGAGACGGCTGTTGACTTCGGTGGCAAGGCAAGATTCAAAGTGGCTCAAAATACTGGTGATTTGTTATTGACTCTCAGTGTGAAGATTAAGTTGCCAACCATTTCAACCATACTATACACAGATCCAAGATTTATAGAATCTATTGGTCACGCTCTCATTGAATATGCCGATCTCATTGTGGGTGGAAAAGTCATTCAGAGACTCACAAGTGACTATCTTCAGATACATTCGGAGCACTTTGTTACACAAACAAAACAGAGGGCTCTGAGACAACTCATAGGAAAGTATCCAGAACGAACAATTGATACAAGGGTTTCAGACAAGGATATTTTGGGTAACATTGGAACTGCAGACACCGAGGATGAATTCTTTGTGGACCTTCCATTTTACTTTTACAATAATCCAGAATTAGCAGTGCCTCTCTGTGCCATTAAGAAACAGGAAGTTGAAGTTGAAATTAAAATAAGAAATCATGATCATCTGATTATAAAGGGTACAACTGGAGAACTTCAAGCAGTAACACCTGGTAGTATTCATCTCAAAGACTTTTCATTGTGTGCAGAAGTTGCTTTTATTGATCCTTGTGAGAGAATCAAAATTGAGAATGAAAAGATGAGAGATTATATCATCACACAAGTTCAACAAAATGTATTTGATGTTGCACAAGGTGTACAAGATGCTGGATTCAAATTGGATTTTTACAATCCAGTGAGGGAGCTCTACTTTGTGATTCAAAGACAGGGGGATACAGGAACTGGTGAGGGTCAATTTATAACCCCATTTGATTACGATAATACGCTCGCAGACACAGGTGGTAAGTATATTCTTTATGAAAATCTTGATTATCTTACACTCGATCTTGATGGCCAACCCATAATTACACAGGAAACTGGGAATGTTATATTCCTTAAGGCTGTCCAGGCAGCCATTCATCACTCCAAGACACAACTTATTAGACGATTCTACTCGTATAGTTTTGCACTTGAACCAGAAAAGTGGTATCCAACGGGTCAGATCAACTTTAGTCTTGTGAAAGAGCAAATACTCAACCTAAGTCTGACCCCATGTGCCGATTATGCAAGACAGGTTAGAGTCTACGCTGTGAGTCACAACATCCTTCGTGTAAGTGAGGGAACTGCCCGAACTCTTTTTGATTTGAAATACTAAGAAAGATGATGAAAACTGGTTTTGGTGAATCTTCTGGGGCTTACGAGGAGTCCCAACAACAAGCCCTCATGGGGATACTTCTCCCCGTTCTTGAGAGAAGTATGGTCATGGCAGCCGAATATTCCAAAGCGTGTGGTCGTAACACAGTACTCTCAGAAGATATGGAATATGCGATTAAGTATTGTGTGATGTATACAGTTGGTCAAAACATTGGATCCCTCTATCCAGAGATTTATGACGAAGAGTCTTCAGATGAAGATGACCTTGAGGAGATATCTCCAGAAGATTGTCCCCCATTTGAGAGATACTCGGGTAATGACACAACCTTCAGGCAGATGAATGAGGCCTACGATCGCTGGGAACGGTGGGTTCCACAAAGTCCGGTAGAAGAGATGTTAAAAAATGCTATTAATAGTAATGAGTACATCGGAGCCGGAGGGATGGACGATTTCTGAATATAAGTCATTCAAAGCTACAG